TACGATTAAGATTAAAAACCATCGATATAAATTTAATATTAAATAGCTTGGGTTTTCCAATCGACTGGTATACTACGCCTAAGATTCCCCAACCAAATAGTAAGATTGAAGAATAGCAATTTCACTTAACGACAGCTATTATTCACAAACCTTGCAGGATGCACTAATTAAAAAATTAAGTATTTAATACGATATGGTGCATACAAAAAAACACCCTACCTCTCAGTTAAGAGATGTAGGGCTTTTTCATACATTAGACTTCACGCAGCGGCTTTGCATAAATCCACATTTTTCTGCGTCCGACTTTAGCATATACAGAATCAGTTTCCGGATCATTGTCTAGGACAGTGTATGTGCCTTTGATTTTCACATACTCGCCCGGCTGCAGCACCTGATCGCCGGATTTCTTACCGCCTTTTGTAACCTCTTCGCATACTGCTGCATCCAGCCAATGGTACTCGGCCACAGGAGTGCCAGTCAGGGCATAGCAAATTACCGCATCACGAGATGCTGATACCTTGGATACCTGGTAGACATCCGGGAAAATAAACTTATCCCCTTTATTCAGTATCTGGTCTGGTTTCGGCTTGCTAGAAGCGTTGTCCTGCTGCATATATCCTTTTACCTTACTGACAAATTTCGCCCAGCTGTATGGCTTATTGGCACGAATCTGGCTAGGACAGTTTTTGCCAGACCAGTCGTGATGCTGGTACAAGCTCTGGTGATCAAGACCTTGTGCTTTCAGCAGCTTCGCAGCCAGCCATGCAGCGTTATCAGTGGCTTTCTCCAGATTACTATCCGGATTGACACAAATCTCGATCGCAATGGTTGTCATGTTACCATTTCCATATCCGTCCCCTGCATGCCATGCTACTTCGTTATCCGGGATTGACTGTGTGATCATTCCATCGTCCACAGCATAATGCCAGGAAGCCTGCACCGTGGATCCGCTGTTCTGTAGATACGTTCCGTGGTTCTTAGCTCCAGCTCCTGCCTTAAAGTTATCCGTGTTATGGATAGTGACACCGCCATTTTTCGTCCTCTTAATGCCACTTCTTGCTCCGCTATAGATTACTGGTGCTAACATTTTTGTGATATTCATTATTCTTCATCCTCGCTTTCTTTGTCTCTTAACTGCGCTAATGCAGCTTTTAATTTTTCCGGTACTGGCAGACCTAGATTCCCTGCATTTTCTAACAAGCTGATGCCTTCATTCGCGATGTAGAAATAACATACCAATGTACGGAATACCCATGTTCCGTTACTCATCAATCGGTCTAATGCTACAGCACCGATCAGAATAAGGATAATCAGAAACTTTTTCGATAATCCTTTCAGACCGACCTCACTAGATACAGTTTTCGTGTTCCAGGCATAAAGCACGCCTGTGATGTAATCCATTACCATGAAGGTAATCAGTACGACAATAGCTGTGTCCCAGCCTCCGAACAGATATGTGAAGATCGTAGCTATTACAGCTACTACAGAGTTGAATACTTTATCCATATGTTTCATATACCTCATCTCTTTCCGCCATTCTGGCATAATAAAAGGGCGTTTAACGCACGCCCATGCGAGATATTGGATTACCTATTTTCTAATAATCATACGCATCTAATGTTACATTTGCAGATAATCTCAGCATAGTTTCACTCGATATGTTGGTATTGAAATTTGCAATCAATATCGCTCTACGGTCACTTACTGAATTGACTTCAATACTATCAGTCATTGTCAAATTTGATCCTGCTTTATTTCTAATGATGGCATTTGAAAGAGAGCATGTTGGTGTTTTCTCCATTGGCTCATAATCTAACATGAAATATGCCTTATTGCTTGTGATCTGATATGCCATGATGCTCACGGTTTTGATTATTAACCGTTTTCTACATTTTAGTTCTTCAATTGTTCTATCCCAGTATTGCATTCCTGTATAATAGTTGCCTAACTCTAGTTTGATTCGCTTTAAATTGATTTTTGTCCCACCATTAAGAATTATGCTTATATTATCATCCTGCATATTATCCATTTTAAAAATATTGATACCCTGCTTTAATACCTTTGTGCCGTTTGTGGTCACTCTTCCGCTTACCTCTCCTACTTCTATCATCAAAGTAGCAGTCCTGTTTATGATATTCATTTGTTGCCGGAATCCATGCGCTACTGTATCATTGTTCGTGATTGTGATCCCACCTTCAGGACGGATTATTTCTACTTTCACATTATAAGATCGCCACATATCAATAGTATATTCTAACTTATTGCCCACTTCATATGACAGTAATCCTTTTTGGTTTACCAAACCACTTACAAAATCACTATTGACCAGAATATTTGTATTCGGTGTCATCACCCCATTTTCTATCAATGCTCCTGTACCATCACATATTCTGGATTTTGTATCAATCTGGTATTGTAGATTACCGGCGGTATCTTCTGTTAACTGTCCTTTCACATGCTCAAACCATGCATCAAATGCATTCTGAAACTGCTGTGTAGGAATCCTTGATAATGTATCAGAAGCTAGACCACACAAAGTTTCATCTAAGATCACATCCTTTATCGATTCCTCTGTGATACTTCCTATACCATGATCGACATGGATATACTTGAGTACGAGTTCATAGCCTACTATACTTCTATCAGGCCAATAACCTACTGGATTACTTGCTGGTACCCCCTTTTTCAATAAAAGCTTCGTACTATTTGATTCTTTATCATATCGTAGGACGATTGCGTCTATCCTGTCGAGCACACTATCTGCTGCATCCAAATCAAATGTGATCGGTGATGTATTTCCATACACTACACCACCTCTTGTCCCTGTTCCAGTCTTTATGTATGCATACCCCTCACCAACTGTTATCTGCATACCACCAGATGGCCATGTTATAAAATCTTCTCTCGTTGCATTGATCACTCCACAGGTACGGCCAATAAACCACATTCGAAGATCATCAGCAAGATACTCTGTATCATCATGAGGGAAAGCTCTCTCTGCCATTAAATCATCCTTTCTTTACATAAGCGGTAAGCATACCTGTCAATTTCAGGCCGCCTTCATCCACTTCATCCAATCCCGTCAGGCGGAATAATTTTATGAATCCATACTTTTGTGATTTTATTTTTACAATATCTCCAAGCTGGTAATCTATTTTATAGATATAACTCTCATTGGTAAGATCAATCTCACACTGGAACTCTTCAATCTTCGGATGTTCTTTCAACACATTTATTCCACGCTGGCGTAATTGTTCATCATACTCAGTGTCTGTGAGCCTATGTTCTGTTCCCGATTCATCAAGCCATACTTTTTGCAGATCCTTTGCATCAACGAATACCTCGAAGCGTTCTCCACCGTCCGTCTGATCGACCTCTACAACCGTTCTCGCATTTCCTTCTCCTTCGCCAGCTACATATGCAAAATTTTTATAATCACTCATATTCTGCAGATATGATTCAGCAATCACATTATTCAATTCCTCCGAAAACAGTATATCTTCATTCTCTTTACATCTATAAAGTTGGATGACATTGAACTCATCTCCATCCTTCACCATCCTGTACCCATACCCTGTCTTCTTACATATTTCACTGAACGTTTTACGGATTTCTTGCCATGTTGTCTGCTGATCGATCGTAGTATCCGGCAACACGATGCCTGCAGTCGTGATAGGGAGTTTTCTCTTATTCTTATTCACAAGATCATAAAGCCCCTCCAGCACTTTTTTTAACTGCACCGTCGAGCGATTGATCCTGTTATTGAGATTATCCATGTGGCCTCTGATTTCAAGTTCCCGATCCTTGCTGTAAGTATATTCGATGAATCCTATCGTACCGTCATCCTGCCTGATCAATCTATTTCCTATTTGAAGGAGCTGTATATTTTCTTTCGTATCCAGAACATGTATTTCAAAAGTACCTGTTTCGTCATATCTTGGCATCCATTGTATGCTACTGTAATTCTGCAATATACCGATACGTTCATTTTGAGTATTATAGATATGATATACCATCAGACACCTACAAAAGCCGTTTTAAACATGATCATCACTTCAAGCCCTTCGTGATTATTGGCGGCGCCATATTTTATTGGATTGTCTCCAGGTTGCAACTGCCAGAAAACAGTCTCATCAGCAAGATACTTAAAGCCGTTTTCCGATTTTCCTGTAGATGCCTTGGTCAGTATTACTTTTTTCTGATTATCATATGTGCTGACATACAATAGATCATCCGGATTCAGTATAAACCCTTTTTTAAAACGGATGACTTCCTGAGTCTTTATGTTCAGGAGTTCGGGAGAGATTACAGCAGTGATAGCCCTGAATCTTGCAGCAAAACCTGTGACTAGTGAACCGTCGTTTATCACATTCTTTATAACAGCGAGACGCTGTTGAGATATCTTCCAAGGCTTCACATTAGAAAAACTCATTGGGAAACAGAATCGTGCATCATACCCTATAAACGAAGTCACCTTATCTTCAGTAGATTGCCAAACAGGGTAGTAAACATGAAAAACGAATTGGAATTGTTGATAACCGACATCATTCGATATATCTGGCGTTCTCTTTGGCTCGCCATCAAGAAAAAGATCTAGACCTTTGTCCGTGTCTATGAATCGGAGTTTGGCAGCAATGCATGGCATGACCGTATCGATCAGATTCCTTCTATGCTGATACGACTCTGCAAAATCGCCTTCGATCGTGATATCTTTTGTCTCGATCTTACTGCTTGCCGCCGATGCCCCAATTTGTGATGAGCCTGACACCTCTGTGATTGCAATATCTAAAGCCGATAAGCCTTCTATATTTGTCAGTCGAAACCCTGTATCCACAGAAAATTCGATCTCTCGTCCTAAAGAATTCTTGTATATATATCTTCTCATTTGCTCCACTCCATCCTTCTTACTGCGTCTCTCATTTCTCTGGACGCTTCGCTAGGTTTGACAGGACCATTCCCAACGAATGTAAGATTTTGATTATAATTGGTAATATTTGAGGAAGATCGTTCATTCCCTCTTGTTCGATTGATATCCATATGCGATTGAATATCCACGATTGCCATCATTCTACTCTGTTGTGCAACTATCGCAGACCGCAAACCAGCCAAAGTCTTATCCATGTCGATATCTTTGAATGAATCCACCATCTCTTTTGCTATGTTACCTACAGATGTAAGCAATGGTTTTTTCTTATTTTCAATACCTTTAATAGCACCCTCAGGAATATGTTCTGATTCTTCTTCAAAAGCTTTAGACGGAGAATGGATTCCCTATGTCTTTTTAAACTGCTTCAGAATTGCATCTGCAAGGGTTTTGGATGCACCCTTGAGTTCTTTCTGTTTTGATAACATCCCCTTGACCATGCCGTTCACCGTCTGCTGTCCGATACTCGTTGTCTTATTTGCTGTTTGTTCCAAGATCTTAGAGATGTCGTCATTGAATTTAGTCTGCACGGATTTGATCTGATCGGCGTAAAATTTATCCGAAACTGATTTGATAGCTTTTTCACGCTCTGTCCATGTCTTCACATAGGTATCTCTTTCTTTTTTTGACATTTTCATCAAAGCATCAGTGTACGCTTTTCCATCTTCAAATGACATGGAAGTGATCTCCTCCATCAGAGCTTTAGGCATTGTCTTTTTCAGAGCTTCCAGATTCTTGCCATACGCCTGTATTTCATTCTTACTTTTTGAGAGATCGGTAAGTAATGTATTTCCACTATCGTCTTTCGTTAATAAACGGTCATTTCCATCCAATGTCTGCGCGAGAGCTTTCCGCTTATTGACCAGTTCATCGTATTGTGACTGGGCCTGTTGCGCAAATTTATTTATAGATGCTGTTACAGATTTGATAGATGCATCTGTCTGTGTTTTTATAGCATTACTGTAGGTGCTTATTAGTTCTTTTCCGGCATTCTGAAATTCCGCCTTTGCTTTTGGATTCTGTTTCACAAGCGTAGCTACCGTCTTATTCACGATATCTGTTACAGATGATACTGCTTTTTTCTCACTAGCATTTACACCATTCGTATAACTTGTGATCATATTTTTGCCGATGTTTTCAAAATCGAAACTTTTGTTTGTTTTGGCAGTTTGTGACATCATCTGCGCGAGATGTACCATAGATGCTGCTGCACCCTTAGCAGATGAATTTACACCATTGACGACACCTTGGACTGCGAATTTTCCTATCTTTACACCTTTATTAGACGGTGAATGTTCATCCAGCCCCTGTTTGCTTGTGACTGCACTCAGCAAAGTATTTGCAATATTGATACCGGCAGACCATAATTCGTCACTTGCAGCGCTCGTCCCGTCTGCAACACCTTTTCCTAAAAAGTAACCAGCATTGTGTGCTTTATCTTTTCCAGCATTCACTCCGGATGTAAATCGTTCAGATCCACTCACACCTGATTTATATAATTCAGGTCCCAGAGTATCTGCTTTCTTGATGAGTAGCCGATTCATCTCAGCTACAGCTTCGGCAGGAGAAAGCTTTCTTTCCAATACTGCTTTTTGAATATTTTCGGGTACTGTCTGACCAGCCATTCCAGCTTCAGCCAGCATATCATTGAAGCTGATAAGTGCTTGCATCTGATTTACTGCATCTTCCGGCTTCAATTTCCCTTCAAGGATCTTATTTTTGATAGATTCCGGTATTTCTTCACCTGCTATATCGGCTTTTTTTAATGCATTGCTGAAGTCGATAAGCGTCTGGACTTGATCTGCAGCTTCTTTGGGCTTCAACTTTCCTTCCGCAATCTTCTGTTTCATTTTTTCAGGGATATCAACACCGGCTTGCTCAGCCTTTTTTAATACATCGCTGAAGGAGATCAGATTCTGCATTTGTTTCACTGCTTCAGATGGCTTTAGATTTCCACTTGCTATCCCATCAGTAAGGCTTTTTAGGAGCTCAATGCCGTTTTCTTTTGCATTTTTGAGCATATCATCATATTTAATGAGTGACTTCATTTCATTAACAGATTCAGGAACAGCGTAGGTTCCTTCTCTGATAGAATTTGCTATTTCTTTTGGAATTTCTTTTCCTTTCTTTTTGGCAAGGTCTGTTAGTTCAGAAAGTTTCTTTTCCAAATCTGCTGAATTTAAAGACTTTTGTGCATATTGGTCTGTCTTGTCATATTCCTTATTCAAATCACTCATTTTATTTTTTAAATCATCAACTGTTTTTTGAGATTTATTGCAATTTTCTTGAGCGTTTTTATAAGCTATAGTTGCATTTGCCCATGCTTCCATTTCTTTACTTCCAGCTTTTTCACCAGTTTCAATATATTTCTGATATGCTTTTTCTGTTGCTTCTTTTGCCTCTTTAAGCGCAATTTCATTTTTTGTATTTTGCTGTGTAGCCTCATCGAGCTTCATTTGTGCATCAGCCATGTCTTTAGCAATAGCGGCCATATTCTCTTGATAGGCTTTCGCTATAGCCAAGTCCTTTTGAGCTTTTATGTTTGACCTTATGGCATCTGTGGATTTATTCAAAGCATCTTTTTCGGCATCGTACTTTAAATTCAAATCCGGAACAATTTTGTTCAGTTCATCCACATAGTACTGCATCTGCTTCTTTTCAGCATTTGATTTATTTTCTTTTTTGCTTAATTCTTCAAGTTTCTGAGACATGATTTCAGCACTGCCAGCTTCGGCTTTTGAATTTTCGAGTGCTTCTTTTCTAGCTTCTTTGTTTGCCTCTAATGTATCATTCAATTCCTCATAATCATCCACAAGTTTTCTTGTGGCAACACTGTTTTCGTCCGTTGCGTCTCTTGACTTTATGGACATTACGATATATGCTCCTATTGCCGCGGCACCTGCCACAATAGCGGCCGTCAGTAAGCCTTGTGGACTTGCAAGTTGGGCTATTGCTAATGCTTCTTGTGCAGCTGTCTGCAGTGTTATTTTACCTGTAAGCAATGCCGTAGCTGTCTCCATAGCCCAAGTTCCTAATGTGTATGCTTTTTGTGCTGCTGCAGTTGCTAGAGTAATTGCATTGGCCATTTTCTGTTGATTTGAATAATAAAGCAAACCAGCTGCGATAGCTGACGTCACGGTAACGACTTCTTTTCCGTGATCAACAATAAAAGCAAATCCGTTTATCATGACAGGGATTGCGTCGGTAGCAAGGTCAAGTGCTTTATCTGCTACCGTTGCAATACCTTCGGCGCATTTATCCATTGATTTAGATAGCTTGCCCGAAGACATTTCCCTGGACAATCCCTCTACCTTCGTTATCGCCCCATCCACAGCCTTTTTCATAGGCTTTTCAAACTTCTCATATGCCTGTATGCCTAAGCCTTCCAGAGAGCTTCCTAAAATGGTTACTTTGCCCTTTAGGTTATCATTCATGGTCTTGGCCATTTTTTCGGCAGAGCCATCTGCTCCATTGATAGCTTTTGTCAATTTATCAAAGTCAGTATCACTTGCATTGACAATAGCTAATAATCCAGACATAGCTTCCGTCCCTGCGATAGCTGATGCATACTGTGTTTTCTGAGTATCTGATAACTTACTGAATTTCTGCCGCATATCCTGCAGCGTTTGATTTAGAGGTTTGGCTGAACCATCGGAATTTTTTATGCTAATTCCTAGCGTGTCCATAGCCTCAGCACATTCTTTTGGTGGTTTAGCCAATCGGGTGAACATGGATCTCAACGATGTACCGGCTTGCTCCCCTTTGATTCCGGCGTTAGCCATAAGATGGAATAATGTGGCAACATCCTCGACAGAGTATTTTAAGACACCTGCTAGAGGAGCTGCATATTTAAAGGTTGCACCCATCATTGACACATTGGTATTACTGTTGGAAGAAGCAGCCGCCAGAACATCCACGAAGTGTGCAGAATCTTTGGCCTGCAAGCCAAATGCAGTCAAGGCATCTGTTACGATATCAGACACGCTTGCAAGGTCCTCACCGGATGCTGCAGCAAGATTCATTATTCCATCAATACCGGAAATCATATCGGCGGATTTCCAGCCTGCCATTGCCATATATTGCATTGCTTCGGCTGATTCCGTAGCACTGAATTTAGTCTTAGCTCCCATCTCTTTGGCTTTTTCAGTTAAGGCTTCCAGTTCTTTTCCCGATGTGCCTGATATGGCAGCTACCTTTGACATGCCTTCTTCAAAGTCAGCCCCCACTTTTATAGCATAGGCACTGGCGCCGGCTAATGCAGTTCCAACGGCAGCAACACCTTTTGCTGCCAGTCCACTTATTTTCTTTACTCCTGTATCAAATCCAGACGAGTCTATCTTTGTATCAAATTTTAAAGAGCCATCTACGGCCATACATAACACCTCTTCTCAATGAATTTGTGTATGCAAGGCTCAATGGCTCTCTTAGTGCATTACTTAATTTTTATTTCTACTATTTCTCTGCAACGTTTACACTGTAAATATATACCTTCACATTTCGTTGTGTTGTCGAATTGCACCAGTCTTTTTCCGCATATCGGGCACATGTACCATTTTGTTGTATATGGTGCCGGTTTAACCTTATTCATCAGAACACACTCGCTATGTCTTCTTCTGACATTTCAGCCGCAGGAATAGCAATCTTACGTTGAATCTCGCGAATACGATTACGCTCTTTCTTGTCAGGTATATCTGATAACCTTATACTCCGGTACATTACCCGTTTCTTTAATTCGCTTTCTTCATTAAGTGCATTCAAAAGTGCGTTAAAGTGCCACCAATGCATATATCCAAAATTAAGGAGATCGATATTGTAATATTCGAGAAAAGCGCCAATAATGTAATCTTGATCATAGGTAAATGAAAACACATACAGAGAGTTTTTCTTTACATCACCACTGCTTTTTTTCTCGGTATTTAGGACGTTTCCCTGAAGAAATAGCACTATACTCTCAACCGCTTCTGCTATGTCTTCGGGCGCATCGTTTACAAAAAGATCAATGATAAGCAAAACTCTCTCTTCATCTGTCATTTCAGCATCCATTAAAGCCTCATTCAGGCCAATCCACCTTCTAAAATCAGAATCAATCTGATACAACTTTCCGTGTACCATGATTTCCTCAGGGTATTCTTCAATCAAAGCATTAAACATTAGTTAGTGCGTTTCTTTCCTTTATAGGGTTTACGTTTTCCTGAATACTTTTGAATGCGATCGTTGAACTCCCTTTGTGATTTTTGGCGGCATCGTTTTACAAACTCTAAAAAATCATCATACACACTGTCATAAAGATGCACATTCTTCCGACCTGCGAATATCTTTTCTGCTGTCCCTTTTCCAAAAATATTATCATATACAGCATCAAAAATTTCACAGTAGGATCTGATTTCATCAGATCGTGTTCCCTCTGTAACAACTTTTCTCGCATCTCTTTCAAGTTGCTTCATTGCATTGATGTATCTATCCATTGTATCGGCATCATCAAAATCAAATTCCAAAGTTAGACCATTTATCTTCCAAACTGGTACGTTATAATTCTGGCTCATAGGCTCACTCCTTTTTTTAGAAAAGGCTCCGACTTAAATATCGGAACCTTTATTTTCTGGTGTTGGTTCTACAATTTCGCATGTAGCCCAATTATCTTTTGTTGTAACCTCAATCTCCTCTTTATCAGATTTCGATTTAAAGTTTCCAGAATACGTATATGTATTCTCGTCATCCCCGTCAGAATCCGGGATGATTGCATAGTCACGTTTGATTGCGAAGAAGCTTCCCTCCGTCTTCCCTGGCTTTGTAAAATCGATATTGATAATAGTACGAATAGCATCATCGCCGACCTTTTCCCCATCAGAAATCGCAATAATTTCATCATGTACGGGATCATCAATATACTGATCGAATGCATATGCGATAGATGGTGCATATCCAGTAACGTCCGTATTCTCCCCTGCTTCATCCACGTATTTACGCGAATATTCATTCGGGTTGCTGGAACGGCTCAGGGAAGTGAAATGGCGCATACGGTTATATGTCGTTTCACTTTCTGCAACGCATCCCATGAAGGCAACCTTTTTTTCTCTTGTTACTAATTTGCTCATTTTAAGCCTCCTTTAAATATTGTATTTCCATTTGTATCTGATACCTCGCCACCGTTCCATCAGCGTCGAACAGGCATCCAGGTGACAACACCTCAATGCTCTCAACTTCAACGCCCGGAAACGCAGGCAGGTTATTACTTTTGTTCTGTATTTCTATCCATTCAGCCAGGCTTTCATAAAAACCGCTGTTCTGAATATTTTCGATCTCGCTTTGCGAATACACTTCGCTAGACATGAAGTCGAATTGATATCGTCGTAATGAACCGCCGTCACTATACTTCTTTACGATTGGACTGCAAACGAGTGGATCAATAGAATAATCTGTTGTAGTATCATCGAGATAATCGACGTATAGATGGCCGTCTTTTAGAATCGGACATTTGAGAAAGTAATCCCTGATAGATTCAATCATGCTTTTATTTTCCTGCAATCTTGCCAGCTCCTCTCAGTATTGTTTTTTTGTCCTTAGCTTTCATACGCTCGAACCAAAACGCTCCTCTTGTAGGCGCCCCATCGTAAACTAAAGGTTTATCAGTCACGGTCTTCGGTGCTCTTCCGACCATCACCTTGCCATAATATAAATACCTAGCTTTTGGATCAGCATACTGAACAAGACCTTCTCCGATTCGTGTGGTTCTTGCACCTGCCTTAATCAAGTCACCGTGCATTCGTGGAGTTAGTGGGTCTGAGCATCGTAAAACTTCGCTATCAACAAACTTTTGTGCTAATAAAAAAGCATTTGTTTTTCTTGGCCCGAAATCAGGTTTCCAATGAACAGTACCTTTCACTGTACCGCCTTTACTTTGCGCGGTTATCAGTTCGTTGCGTGGCGTTTCCATAGTTAAGAAGCCCCTTGAATACGGATGTGCTTAGAATATTCGCCACACTCTTTGTTTACTGTATAGGACATAATCATAAAGTATTCATCGTATTGCTCTGTGATACAGCCTGGCGTTATTTCTGGGAGCTGTTTGTGTCCTTTAACTACATAGTCACCCTTTGACATGATAAGCTCTGCAGGGGCATTTTTAAGTGGTATCCGCACACGAAATTCATTAGCTGATTTGACCCCTTTATCGGTTGGCTGAATCTGTAGCTTTGAATACCACGAACAGCCAGAAATCACCTGTTCCGTCCATACATCACACCTGTTCTTTTTATCAAAGAAAGCATGATAAATAGTGATGGTTTCATTGCACCCTAACATGCGGTAATACCTCGATACATAAGCCCTGTGCCTGCCAGATGCTTTGAGACAATCTGCCGTAATTCTTTGTTTATAACAGATACCGTTTTTTCATCCTTAAACGTAACACTATGACCGTCTGTTGATTCGCTTGATATGCCATTTCCTTTAGCTCTGTGGTCATTTGCAAACAGATACTCCATAAGCTCGCACATACATTGTTCGATGACAGTTGTTATTGGTAACCCCTTAACTCTTCCAAATGTATAGCGATCCAGCTCAAAGCGAGCCTTTAGTTCATATTTAGAAAAGGACTCTTGCGGAATCATATCTCCGTAAAAGTCCCTTGTGTAAAACTCATAGGTGGTATATGGCATATTGCCACCTCCTTTTTATTCTGTAGGCGTATCTGTTTCAAGCGCCTTATTTGCTTTTACAATTACTCCATCCGCAGTCGTAACTCGATAACCGGCATTGATTTCAATTTGTGCAAGTGATCCGACAAATTTTTCGGAATCAATGATGCGCATTTCCTCCAGGTTGTCTACGATGGAAAAGAATCGGTGATCATACATAACAAAATCAACGCCTGTCAGGTCTACAGTGTGCTTTACTCCTGCATGGTCATAATAGACAGCTGCAGAGTTTTCCATAGCGTTTGCCTCGTACCACTTCATGCCCAGCCAGTATCCTACCTGTCCGGTAGCAATCATTTCATCGTTTTTAGCTGGTGTAAACTGGTCACCGGCAGCCTCCAACATTGCAGTAAACACATCAACAGATGCAAAAACCACATCAGCTTTTGCTTTCTTTTTACGGATAGCTTTACGAGCATTCAAAACTGCTGATTTCACATTTTTTGAAGTAATAGCGGTAGTATCCGTTAGTTGTACGCCTTCCGTCGTTAAGCAAGCCACACCTGCTGCCTGATATCCTTCTTTCACATCGCTCAACGCCGTGGAAAATGTGGTGTCTGCCAGCGGGTAGGAAACTGCACCGGCCTGCACTTTGTAAATTTTCTTCGATTTGCGGAATGAGTTGTTCAAGCGAATATCAATCAGCTCATTTTCTGCCTTCGTGTCCTCGAAATCACCCGCTGGTGTCGTTGCGTCAGTAGCTCCGTCTGATTTCTGCTTATAGACCTTAACCAGACCACTATCTGCGTCCCCCTGGAAGTCTTCATTATATGTAACGCCTGGCTCCAGGATGTTGTCTGAATAAAGATTAGGCTCTACCAAAGAGCTGTATTTCTCATCCACGTTTAAATTTCCGTATTGCATTTAATATGCCTCCTTTATCCTCGGTAATATTTGTTTTTGCCGTATTTTCTTCGGCGATATTCTTCATCGTCTGTCATGGCAGGTGGTACATCAGACCCCTTACCTTTAGTAATGACGATGTTTTTCATAGATTTGAATTCTGGAACATCCTTTAACTGGATTTCCATTTCTTTTTTGATAGCCTCTTTATCAATGACTCCTTTTTCGTCGGCGAATTTGCTACGATCGCATAAAGCAATCAACTTTTCAAATCTATCATCACGCACCCCGAGCTCTTTCGCAATCGTCTTCGCTTCGTTGGTAACGTTCTGCATCAGCTTAGCTTTCTTAAACTCATTATTTTCTTTAATGATGTTATCAATACGTTCCTGTTCAGCTTTTGCTTTATTCTGTTTGGCTTCTTTGTACGCTTTTAACGCCTCATCCATCTCACTTCCAGTGATTCCTTTTTCCTTAAGAATACCCTTTAGTGCACCCTCCTCTGTTCTTGACTTGCGCTTCTCGATAGCCTCGGCCAGTTTGTCATAGTCGAGTTCTGGATTTTTGTTGCTCTGGCCTGCTGCTGGCGGGTCCTGTGGTGGGTCTGCTGGATTATCAGCAAATAACTGGATGTTGAGCTTGAATCTTAATAAATCTGTCATAAATCCTCCTGTTTAAAGGGTGTCGCCCTATTGCCCGTTTTACGTGTGTCGCACGATAATGATTCCCCAGTTTTTTAAGAGGTGTCACCTCATAAATATTGTCCGAAATACGGTAGCTTACGTTTAGGCGGATCGTTCATATAGCTGGTCCTTTCTGGTGTTCTGTGTCCACAAAAAATGCAGGTATCGTGATATTTCACAACCCTGCAATTAAGTTTTTTATCAAAATATTCTATTTTATGATAAGTATACGCATGACGACACATCACTCATCCGCCTTACATTCTCCGATAATCTGTGATGTAATACTTGATGAACCGTTTTTTCCAATTCTGTAAATCCAAATTTTATGCCCTTCAATGCACTTTGTTTCTTCTTTTGTATAAGTGCTCATGTCGTCTTTTGCTTCATTTACCTGTGCACAACCTACTAAGAAAATACCGCACATGGCGGTAATCATAATTTTTCTCATATCCTTTTCTCCTTGTAAAAAGCACCCAGTTTATGAGTGCTTAATTGTTCATGAATTCATCGTAATCTTCTTGTGAGATGATACCGTCCTTTAAATTTTTTAATATATCCTTGTGGATTTCTTTGAATTGTTCCTCTGTGAGATCACTCTTATACAATCTTTCTGGTTTGAGTGGCTCTGTCCATCGTGGATGAGAAAACTTTTTATGTTCCTTATTTTCCATGCTTCTTTTCCTCCAGCCAGATATCCCATATACCATCCTTTTCTAGTATCTTTTTTACCATGAAAACGGCATCTCTCTCAAATAAAATCTCATTTTCGTTGCCATTATATTGCCGTATATCTTTTCCATATCGAGAACTTATATGCATCTGGACTTGTCCATCTTCATTATACATCAAATCAGTGGTAGTTGATATATATTGATTATACCTTATCGGTAAACCAGCCTTATGCATACTTATATATTTATCAATATCCTCATCATACATAAATGAAAGGGACCTATTCACTTCTCCTTTGTAAGCCTTTGTTTTGCTCAATGCTGCATCAAGATATCTTACAAAACTGTCTTCTTCTGGAGTAAGCTGCTGTTTATCTCTCAGTTTTTCGTTAATTTTATACGAATCACTGCTTATGTATCGATTGAGTGCTCCGTATTCCTGCTTGGTCAATACACCTTTCTTTTTATAGCTCCCCCTCGTTCCCAGTGAATCCATGTAAATGCGTTCCTTTTGCTGCCGAAGCTCCATTGTATCAGAGAATTTCACATACTCGTCCATCGTAGCACGGTATCGTGCCTGCATAGTCAGGATATCAAAAGCATCACCTTCTCCATCCTGTAGCAATTTTATTGATTCACGCTGCGCTCGCATGCGCGTTTCCAGCACTCGTTGGCGTTGTGTGGCTGTATATGCTGTATATTCTTTACCAGCAAAGGTACGAATCTGATCTTCTTTTTCATTTTACTGCCGCAGCCAAGAATCAGACCAGTTACGTTTTGATACACCTTTGATAAATGGATAGTATAGGTGATAGCAATTATTGCCTAAAAGACCGTCTGCTGTGCCAAGCCCACATACAGTCGCAAGCTCTTCCCGACTCCATACCTGGCCATGCCAAGCCCTATGCGTTGGTCTTGCATTTGCGTGCCATGCTACCTCGTAATCGCTGGTACCAAGCTGCTCTGCGTTATATTCGGCCATCTGCCCCGCAAGGTTTCCGAGGCCAGTGAAAACGCTCCTGCGGCTCGCTACCACTATCCTGTTGTGATGACCAGATTCGTAATCAATCCAGCGGATGCCGCTGTTTGTCATTTGTCTTACGGTTTTTCTGAGTGTCGTGTTATAGTCAAATGATCCTGTGGTTATATCTGTCATAGCTTCGTCGAGAGTATCTTTGTAAAACTTCGACAACTCCTTGAATACCTGACCGTTTCTATCGTTTACCACGAATCCCATCGTTTTCGTAATGTTCCGCATTTCATTTTTTGTTTGTTTCCTGGCTGCCATTACAAGTTGCCTTACAAACGCATTCTTTTCGTAAGGTATGAACGACTTTCCCACAGCTTTATATAGAGCTTCGTTGTCTATATATTCTGTTTTCAATGCTTTATCGTAAATGGAATCTATATACGCATCTGATGCGTTGAGCGTTTCCTGCAGCATGTCTTTGATTTCTTGGTCACTGTAACCTAAATCGGATAACCGGTTCAGTTGAAAGTCTGCTGTACGTGTAATAACTTTTGCATCTTTTAGACGTCTTACAACATCCAACATAATACGCTGTTCCAAGTCTAAGAAAAACGCCTCATTACCATACCCGAAACGCTCAATGTCATTTGGTGTCATGGCATCACATCAGCCTGCTGTGGAAGGTTTTTCAATGCCGTTTTCTCATCCTCGCCCTTCCACTTCATTCTGTATTCCAGCAAGCTCATAACACCCATTGCAACGTCTTTGCGGTCGTTCTCCTGCTCTTTTTCAGCATCCACAATAATACTATCATCCCAGCTGTAAATCTCCTGTATAGCACCATCTGGCACAAGTCCATGAGCTGTACACATGTTATCCATTACATGCACCAGATTCGATATAGCGATTTCAAGCGATTCCTGGATGTCTTTTACTAATTGGTAAGACCTCTGTTTGCTGCTTTTGATTTCTTCGGCTGTTTTATCAACGTTCTGAGGATCGCTCAGCGTGCCATAAGCAAGACCGCAATTATACTCTATTCTTTTGAGTATCTTATCTAGTCCTCGCGAAAATGATTCGTCACGAATTTCAGGGCTGAAATGCTTAAATAATTTTGCACCTGTATCGGAAATAGTATACCCGTCATACGTTCTGAACAATCTCTCTTTTCCTTTTGGCAGCATTTTCGTTCCGTAGATATCTTCCTCGATCATAGAAGTATCTACCTCTATCGCTGTTTCTTTGTTTTCGAATTCCCAGTCCATACGTGATGCTTGTATATCTGCTTTTTTGATATCTTCAATGGCCCTTGCATATACAGATACACCCAAGGGGCTTTTACGCTCTATATTGTTTGCAATCGGAATTTTAAAGAAAGAAAAAAATGGCCCGTCTACACCAGAAATATTCACATCCGGTTCAATATCTGTCCATTCTTCTATACTGCTGAGCGGTACTTCTATTCCAAGATTGCGTATCTCGTTCGTATCAATCGATACATCTTTTGACATAAAGCATTTATTCTGAATCCTATAGCTTTTTTCATTCTTGTAATCATGTATTTCCAACCTAGTATATTTCCTGTTACCTTGAAATTTATACGACGGAAATATGATGCCGGTGATTTTCCCGTTATCATCAAATCGGAAAGGAAGCATTTCATCTTGATATGTAAAATCAAGCAGTATATTATCATTACTCACATATGGTTTAAACACCACGCCTCCAACAGAACAGGCGATTTCGATGATATTCTTTTTATTGCTTTTAAATCCATTAAGCTGTTCCCCTATGAAATCTGCCCGCTCAGAACCGCTTATCTCAATCGTATTCTCGATCGTAACAAGTCGTGCGATTTCGCTTGCAACCGATGCGGCTATATTCAAAGTTTTAACATCCTTGTTCAGCCAGTCTGATTCGTTGATATAGGCTTTTTGCCACCTTCTGATTGCCTGCTTCATTTTTGGCGTTACAGCGATGTTGATTCCCAGTTTTTCCTTTATTCCATCAGATTTTAAATCCATTATTTATCACCTCTTTCCGTCACTGGTAACAATAATCTAAGATAGCGCCACATACCCATGATGTAGTATCTCATTGCATCACAGCAGTGGTCATTTGTCTTCACTACTTCTTCTTTGCCTTTATCCAGCAAATCCTTGTTGTATTTATACAATCCAAGCTCTTCCTTTAGATGCCTCTGTTTCTTGCATATGAATAGCTTCATGAAAGAAAAAAACTTCTGTGTCCGTTCGATTCCAAGTTTCACAGAATTCTCGGCTGGTTTTATTTTAGCTCTCGGCAGTATACGTTTGATTTCCTCAGCAAGTCCTCGTGCAGATGGATCTATGAACACAGCTTCTATCCTTTTCCCCGTCAAACGTTCGATTTCTTCATAATATTCTTTAAAATCTTTGGCGTATTCACTCGGCGGCTTCTGATGGCCACTTTCTCGGCCCGAATGATAATATTCTGGCAGTCCTTCAACTCTCATTTTGCTTTGATTTAACCCAAACGCCTGGAACGTCGTAGCGTTCAGCTGACCATAATCAATGCCAATCCCTATATGTATCAAATCCTCATAAGACGCTTTTTCTATTTCATGGTCTTTTTTAAACATATAGTAAACAACTTCTGCCAGCCCGGTACACATACCTAGCCATACCCACTTATACATTTCTGGATCAGCCTGCAGCATAGCCTCAGCTGATTGTATAAGTTTTTTCCCAAGCCATGCTACTGGTACATCTTTGTATGTAACATGTGCGTGGATGGCATCAGAACGTTTTTCCATGCTCCTCAGCCATTTCATAACTGGCGCCTGTTCATTCTTCGGTGGATTGAATAAGTACATAATGCGAAAGAAATCATCATTCCCTCGAACAAACGTAGCTTCTATGTTCGCTATTTCATCGGCACCTTCCCCTTTGTCAAAAAACTCCGTTAATTCATCTAGGACTACGAGCTTTATTTTATTTTCTGCATCGATCATACCTTTTGTATCATCGATAGAATCAGAACCAGTAAAATATATAGTATTGCCATTAGGTCTATAGGTTATCTGCATGGGGCTTTTAGTTATTTTAAACAAATCTTTGCTTAAACCCAAGCGCTTAATAGCCCTCTCACATTCTCTATACACAGTTTTACGTAATTGGTTATGGTGCTTACGCATTATCACAGCGGCCGAATGTGGTTCGGACACTAAAAGAAAATCTGCCATAATCGCCATTGCTGACGATTTAGTTCCTGCTCGTCCCGATGTAAGTATCTGGTGCATATGTTCTCGGTCATTTACAAGTGGTTGAAATTTTGGAATGATAATGTCACTCAGCTTAACTACTTTAGATGTCATTTATGATCATAACCTTTTCGTCTCCAGTATTCTTGTCATCAATCTTCTCAAGACGTTTAACTAGTTCCTTGCTGGCGTCAAGTCTATCTCGCAGGGCTGCATCTAATCCAAACTGGTCCTTTTCAGCTCCACGCATGACTGCAGTATAAAACTCCATGACTTCTTTAATGTCGGCGATTTTCTTATCTTCGACCTTTTTCATGACCTTTTTCATGTATTCTTGGACGCTAACGTTTGTTAACAGACGAGCAGCACCAGCCCTTGCTCCTTTTGGGCTATATCCAGCCTTTATATAAGCATCGGTTTGTGAAAGGTTATCCTTACATAGATACAACACAAACGCCTTTTGTTTCTCATTTATTTTCACGAGCTATCATCCCTTAATAAGTCAGCGAGGAATTGAACCACGTCTAATGCTTTATCAAAGTAATAGCTATCTTTCTGCTTTTCTCCATCTGCATCTATGTATGTTGTAAATACTGTATACTTAGTACATATGCAATCGTGCTTATCTGAATAGAATTGTGACCTGTTGATACAATACACTTTGCCTTTGGCTTTTAATGCCTTCTGCAGCTTGTTTATTAAGGTGTTTAGATTATTGCTCATTAGATCACTCTCCTTTCTTCGTTTTAAGTTGCTGGCATGAGTACAGGCTCTGCTCCGGGTGCTACTGTATCTGCATCCACATATTTTAATGTCTGATGTGGCACAACCCTTTTATACAGCTTATTAAACATCTCTTTACGTACGACATAAACCTTAGTTCCATTTTGCACAACCCAATCTCCGGCCTCCATGTTTACTATAGCGCCTTCTTTGCTTTTCACTGTAACGCTGGCATATCTGGCGATGATGTTTTTGGGAGAAAGCTGTTCAGCTCTTACTTTTTCTCCTGTTTTCTTGTTTATGTATATCACGTTATCATTCCTTTCTTGCTAAAAGAAAAGCACCCTTTAGGTGCTAATCATTATGTATCTCAAATACCTTAATAATATTCCTGCTGATTATCTCAGAAGAATCGCCACTTTCTAATCTTCTAATTTTGTATCTTACTACCATTTTCACATATAATTTTGTATTACTCAGAAATGGAATTTCATCGTCATGCACCTTATCTAGAAAATCTTGATCACTGATGATGCAAGATATCTTTTTACCATTAAAAGTCAGCCCCCATTGCGACTTTCCATTTAAATCTGGTTTATTTACTTTAACCCATGTTATAACTTCGTTCTCCTCTATCTCTTTATTAAATTTATCTACATCTTGAGGAATTGATAAATAAGATAGATTTTCCCTATTTAAATCCAAATAATCTTTGTTTCCTTTTTCATCAACAAATTCGTAAGATAGACCTGTTCTATCATTATCATTTAAAACAGTTTTTGCTGTAGTAGCCATTCCTTTTTCAACATCGTTATTGTATATATTTACAGTCATTGTATTAGCATAATAAATATCGCCGTATTTATTTTCTATTTTAGTTACATCATCATTCTTAATGAGTTCTTTGGGAGGATTTCCTTTTAGAAATTTTCTTATTTCTAACACTTCTTTATAAGCTTGTATGACGGTAGGTGCCATAGGTATAATTGTTGGAGCAATTTCCATTATTTGCTCAATATCTATTACAAAACTACCCTTCTGTATGTTCAAAACCTTAAATTTACAAAAATCATTCTCACTTATCAGATTATTAGATAAATTCTTCAATGTATCAACTGTGGCGTTTAACGATACAGATAATGTTTCTAAATCAATATCATTCTCCCCACCAAACCGCATAATAAGTTTTTCAGATATCATGATAAAATCCCCTTTAAATTTGCTTTTTCTTAAGTACATTTTATCACACATCCTCTCACTTTTAAATTATAATCTATATTATTACATTATCTATGTAACAAAACTAAATTAAAAGCACCTCATTAGGTGCTTTTCTAGTCTTCCTTTTCGATTTTAACGGTACCGTTACCAGGTTTCAATTTGTATTTTTTGCGACATACTGCACATACTTTGTGATATACACAACCTGGTTCTCCGTCTACTCTGATACTTTGCTTGTTTTTGCCACAATAAGGACAGTAAACATCTACGAAAATAGCCATTATATTATCACCTCTATCTAAAGCATACAACATATCACGATAAATAAAAAGCCCCATTAGGAGCTTTTATGCTGGTAAGTCCGCTTAGGATTCCTTACCGCTTTTCCTTTTGGTTATTCCGCCACCAGGGCAACCAATATATCTAGCAGGTTTTCTCATTAGTATGAGGTCCTTCCCTGCTTTGATATTGACTTTTGGGTGTATCTCTAAAGCAAGAAACCTACTACCCTAATCTACAGACGATATACGGGTGGGGGAATCGCCTGTAGATTACGGCAGGCATCCGAAGATGCCGCGTAAGTAAACCGTAAGGGAGAAAAGTGAAGCAGAAGGAAGAGTATTGCACCTCATCCCCCGTACTTCTACGCTATCATAATACCACGGAAAATGTAGAACTGAGTTCCATTATTTCAAAATTTTCAGAATTTCTTCATTCATATCACGGTACATTTTCCCTTTGCTCCGATTATGGTCATACGCTATATCATCATGCCTTTTGTTTCTGTCAATATAGCATTCAGTTATCATATCGACTACTTCACCATCAGCAATATTATTAAGCACCTTATTCACAATCACTGTATCGTATAGCAATGCAGCTCTCTCCAATAAAAGCTCATCTTTCTTTTCGACCAAGTAATGATCCCATACATGGCTTGGGTCACCAGCATTCTCAATGATAACATCCTTCATTACAACTGAGCTCACACCATACATATCGTTCATTATTTCCTCATACTTCAACCGGTTCGCTTCTATCTTGGACAAGTTTCTATGATAGTTCCGACACTTGTTGTAGAAGTCTTTGCAGATTTCTTTGTCCTTCCTCTTCTCTTTCTTTGATTTCATCAATACACCTCTTCCAGATACTGTTGCAGTTCTTCTGCTGTGTAGAATAACAACAAGAGATTGGCTTCGTGCAGAATATAGCCATCATATCCATTCACCCTTACTTTATCGATCTCCACGCTATACTTTTTAGCTAATGTGGTATATCTCATTCTTTTTCCTCCTGTACATCACTCCATACTGGTTCAACATAAACAGCACCGCCGCATCCGTAATGGTCAAGGCAGCATATTTTTATATACAGAACCAATAGCCTTGTTAAAAAGCTATACGGATTTCTAACCACATAACTTTTTGATATTTGATTTTCATTGTTGTCTTCCGCATAAACACGATATTTAATCACTCTATTCGTCCCTCCAATTGCTTCCTGATAAATTCTATTGCATTCTTAATGTAAGCTGGTTCCTGGTTGCTCCAATTCAGCATATCGAACATATCATGTTGAAGTGTGATAGCGTAATCTTTTCCATAAGCACCATTGTACCAGAAATTGATTTCCTTGTAAGGCTCCTCTTTGTAGGCTCTCAGCTCACCGCTCTGGTTTCTTGCAGCAAAGCGATAGCCAGCAGCGTATAATGCTTCTAAATCTCTTAACTTCACTTGTAAAGTATTGCGCTCCTGCTCACTCATCTTCTTTTTCATTCTTCACCTTCTTTCGATTTAAGGGACACCAGTGTGGTGCCCGTGTAATGATGGGATTATCTGGATGTCCATAACATACGAAATCATTGTCTGTATATTCTCGTGCACTCATATGATTGCAATAATACATCATGCGTCCTTTATACTCACTATGAGTATTGAAGTATTTACAATTTACACATTTCTTCATTCAGATTTCCTTGTTGTGATACGATTAGAAACTCTATAAGAGCCTCTTTTATTACTTCTGGATGTGTTTCCTCTAATTTTTTTATTCCTGCTGTAGAAGGTCTCTTTAACACCTCATATACTTCCCATTGATTCATGGCTTTACCTCGCTTATGATTTGATTCTGCTTATTGTAAGTGATAGGGATATATCCTGTTGGGCCACTTCGATTCTTTTCCAAAACTAAAGAATATCCATCATCGTCCTGCCACACGAACAGAATCTTGCTGGCACTCTGTTCAATTTCTCCGCTATCTCTCAACATGGACAATTTCGGTTTCCCCAATGTCTTTGTCGCATCAGGTTCAACTGACATAAGCCGATAATCGTACAGTTATAATCCAGGCTGATTTTGCGTAGCTCTTTTGCGATTTCTGTCATGCGTTCATATGAGTTCCTTGCTCTGGATCCAATAAGGCCTATATGATCAATAATCACGATGATATGCCTTTTCCCATCATGACTAGCAACCATTGACCGAATAGAATCTATGGACTGGCTCTTGTCTACAACTTCAATAGAACGCTGCGCTATTGAATTGATAGCTCTATTCACATCATTAACCTCTGTCTCTGACATTCTTTTGTATGATGCTATGTAGTTTTGGTCAAGTCCACAGTTAATGGATATCAGCCTCTGATGAAGCTCTTGCGGAACCATTTCCAAATTAAAATACAGGCAATCATATCTCCATGATAGGTCATTTAATAAATTTAAGACAAAGCCAGATTTTCCTGAACCGGTTGCACCAGCTATCACCATGAAGTCATTTTCTTTTAGCCTCAGCAAAGAACCCAGCTGCTGATATTTCTTGAAGTAGATGCTTTTCTTATCGTCTCTGCATGATTCTAAAAGCTTATCTGAATCCAGTTTGTAAGATTCTGCAGTCTCTAACTTACACACTTTCTGATAGACCGCGTTGTATTCGTCCAAGCTGATACTGTGTTCTTTCAGCTTATCTGATATTTCAACAATTTTACGCTCTTTGAATTTATCAATCACAACACGTTGTATACGCTTAAAGTTTTTTATATCTCCTGAATATGTAATATCTGAGCACCTTACATAAAGGTCTATATCGGACCTCGGATAGTCAAGCAATGCTTCTATCGTTATGAATCCGTTTTTCTTGTAGTAGTCCAACATAGCCTTGAAAATGTTTTGATATGGTCCTACGAAATGCTCTGGCTCCAAGATAGAAACTGCAAACAACTCATTGTAGACGGAAAGCATACCGATTGCAGTTGCTTGTGCTTCAATCATTGAACTGGTGTTCATAACATTTCCTCCAATCTACCGTTATCAGATTACATGGAAGCGGAGGTTTTTCATTCTCCGCAATCCATGCATTTAATTTCTTCATGACTTTCTTGTAGTCTTGATCATGCATAATACTATACCAAGCCTTACAAACTTCTTTAAGGTCTCTACCATACATGAAATTAGGATAAATATTCAGAATCGTATTTATAATCTGTGTCATTTCTTCTTTTGTCATTACCAATCACCCGCCTTTATTTCTCTTGGTGAAGATGTGATAACCTCATCAACTTCATCGTTCCATCGTTCTCCATTCAGCCATGTAGTAGGATAAGGGATATACTGACCATTATTTTTCAACCAGTCAGCTGATGCGGCCTGTCTTCTTAAACCATCCATGATGGACTTATAGACCTGTTCGTTTTTACATACACTGAGGAATTTTATATGAGACTTTTTCTTGTCTCTTTTTTTAGGATATACTTTCCAAAATTCATTGAATGCATTTTCTCTATCGAATGCATTTTCCAACATCACACCACTATTTTGAGTATCACAATCAGGCGTACTCTGCGCAATTTGCGCATATCTTTTTTCTTTATTGTTATTTATATTTTTATTAGTTGTGGTCGTTTTGTGGGTCACTTGCTGGGTCGGTGATTGCGTAACACCATGAAATAAGCCTATATTTAAAGCATTTTCTGGCATTGCGCACTGGGTCACGCACTGGGACGTTTTGTGGGACGCCAAATCTGCGCAAATTTCATCGTTTTTTTGGTATAAATCATAGTTCAAAACAATGACTAGAGTGTTAGATTTCGATGGTATTTTATCAATCATTTTATTATCAACAAGAACTTCTAACGCTGTTCTGACTTCGCGTTCTGTTAGGCCTGTTTCATCAGCCAATTTTCGCCTTGAAGTTATAAAAGTCCCTCGCTTAACAACTTCTCCTTTATACATTTTATCTGTCCAATTAGCCTTCATGATGCAATGAATAAAGACTGTTTTCACAGGGACATTCTTGTACCAATCTCGTTGGGTTATCTTTCTATAAAGCAATATATACGTTCCTTTAGAAGTCATTGTTATCACACTCGCAATCAATACGAAGGTCACTATGAACATGTTCGGGACAGATTTTATCGACACAATTTTGACAGATATATCCGATTGGTTCTCCGGCAAACAATATATTTATAGCTAAAATATATACATTATTTTGTGAATATTCTTTCCCACAAATTGAGCATTTCACTGTCGTTTTTTTAATCATTGATACACCTATCTTTGTTTATCTATCAAAGCACGGATATGCTTTTCTTCTGCTTCCATTTCCGATAGACGGCGTGTCAAATTATTGATTTCCTCTTCCATCGTCATGGCAGTTTCCACCATTTTTGCATACATATCCTCACGGCCGTATAAGTCAGCCATGAAGTCTGTAGAAAAGTCGATATGATTATCCTCATCCGTTTTTACATCGTATTCGTGTTCATATTTCGTACCGTCATCGAACATTTCTACGCTGATACATAAAGCATTATTTCTATAGTCTAAATTAAACTTCATTTTTCTTACCCTTCCTGATGATGTCGTTTCTTTCGTCTGATTCAAATTCCGCTTCCTCGCTGTCTGTGAACCAGTTTACGTTATGATCTGATATTTCTATCCAGTGCATTTTAACGCCCTGCTGTGAGTCTGTTTCGGGCCATCCCGGACGTGTTTCATACCGTACCATCATTTGCTCATTGGTAATGGCTAATACGATACATTCAAGAGGAAGCCACATACTCCCGTTATAATACAGAAAGTAAATCGGTGTTTCGCAGTTCATTAAATCCAGCAGGAAATCTGAACCAACTTTAGCTATGCTTTCACTTGCTCTATACATAAGAGGGCCTCCTTAAATGCTGAAAACTCTGCTTCCGGTGCTAACAATTCTGCAATTCTTTCTAATGTTGCGTCATCCAGCCTTCTACAGTAGCGTTCTACCATCCAATAGGTAAATACATTCACTCCCACTTTATGTGCTGTATCGCGTAGGGAAAGCCCCTGAATGAGTCGTTTTCTTTTTAAAATCGGATATGTGTTCTTTCGCTCAACATCTGCAACATTTTCAATATTAAGTATCAGACAGATTTGTGTGATGATACCGATTGCAAATTCACCAGTATTATCTTCCAGCGCTTTATACTGCTTCCTGGTAATACCCAATAATTTAGCCATTGATTTTCTAGAGATGCCGTACTCTTTTCTTCTTTGTTTGATTGTCATACCTACTATCCTTTCATCCACATCTGTAATGCGGTATCATACAATTTTTTTAGATCGCTGTCGGATAGTTTGAGCATCGTTTTATTGATGTATTCGATCAGGTCTCCTCTGGTAACTGATTTATATTTTTTGCTCTTATGATACTTCTCATTTAATGCGTTTATCTGTTCATTCGTCATGCCTGATAACTCCCTTCTGCTTCCGGAATCCCCATAGCTTTTCCATAACCCAAGTAAAAGGCAAGATTGAATATATCAATCGGATCCATTGCACCATCTAAAATCTCTAGAGCTTCATCTAGCGTGCAATCATTTTCGGATAAGATATGAGCCTTTACTTCATCCGCATATTTGCGCAAGCCATTGTTGAGGTTCTCTATCTTTGCATCGTCAGATTCATTCGTAGATGCTTCTTTTTCAATCAGTTTACAGATAGCACAAGCAAAACCATCTTGTCTTGCAGCTTTCACATCGTCAACGAGACGGTAAACAAGCTCATCATTCTGCTCTCGTGTTAAAGGTAGATTTCTGATAAATTCACTCGTTGCTTTGAACTGCTGCTTGATTTTTTCATTGTATTCTGGCAGTTCGATAATAACATCGTCAATATTTTGCATTAGGCACCTCCGTAATCAACTTTTGGTATTTATTTCTCAGACGCTCAAGTGCATCTCTTTGAATATTCAAAACCGAACTGATGGCTTCATCAATAATTTGCTCGTTGTTGTATAGGTATCCTTCTATACCATCCTTCACTATCATCAAAAGAGACATGGACATTTCCAAAGTGGTGATTTCATCTTCTAAATCCAAAATTTCAATTTTCTTCATGATCTCAACTCCTTTGGTGTCACCTGAACAAAATAATCGTCTGGGTCTTCACCGTTCTTACGTAATTCTTCTCTGGAATCCTCAATTCTAGCGATTAGTTCATCCTGAGTTTCTCCGGTGATTTCCATCATATCCTGCAAGCTGAAATATTCATGCTCACCTGTTACATTAGAAAACGCCATTCTTAACCCGTTGTAAATCATTGTATAGGAGAACCCGTGTTTCTCACCATCTTTGATAAGCCCACTAATTTTCAAACGTGTATAACCATGCTTACCATACTTGGAAAGCAGCTTGTTCAGCACCTCATTTCTGGTCATGATAATACCTCCTGGCGCAATGATGTTTTCACATTTTTGCATTTTCTTATAACATTTTTCATATTGAAACTAATTCTACTATATCCCTCATATGCTATCGCCTTCCCATCATTAAAGGAAAGCTCCATATTTACATACTCAGTACGCAAATCTGATTTCATAAACGCTATAGCAGCTTCACATCCAGCCTTTGCATACTCCCAAATTTCATATAACATTGATTCTAATTCAGCCATATCGATGTGAATATAGGCTTGTCGGTCAGGTATCACCATATTAAAATTGCTCATTCTTCCGTCTCCTCGAGAAGTGGATTCTCATGTCTGAACAGACATTTTGTATAATAGGCAATGCAGTATACACATGCTGAAATGCACATGATATCAGTTAAAATACGCATATCTAAATTCATTTTTCATTTCCTCCTTGATTATTCAGGAGGTCCCTTGGTATAATATACTCGTGATAGAGTATGGAGGGACCTCCTCCAGATGTTTGGTGATTGCCGTCACTAAGCATCTTTTTTCTTTTTGCCCTGATGAAAGTAGTCTTTTACGATTGCGACTGGCAGCACACCTCTTCTAGGTAAACGGTTCTCATCAATCTCGTAGATTTCCTTCATTCGCCGCATATGGCGATAGGCCTGTGCTTCGCTGATTTCATATAATTCCCGGATATCTTTATTACTGTAAAAGAGTTTTTCCATGTTGGCACCAGAAACTAATCTTCATTCAAATCCATCCCCTGCTGTTTGCAGTTATTCGATAGATCGATACTCAGCTGCAGGTCATAGCTTGGATACCATTTTTCAATCAGCGATAAAGCTTCGTCATATTTGACCTTTGGGATATCAGCATATTCTGAAATATCGTAATGATCATATAGGAAGTTGTATACAGCTTTATACACTCTTTTGCTGTTTTCTTTATATGCAGCGGTCTTTATCCCACCACATGCAGAGGCAACGGCACTATGAATTGCGCCTCTTATTTTGCGGCGCTGTCGAGTGCTTAGCAATGTATTATCTTCCAATACTGTGATTCGCTTATCCTGCTCGACTAGTTTCCTATCCTGCATAAGGATTGCTTGCATTTCTGTGGATAGACCGGATAATTGAATTGCAGCTTCTTTTGATTTATTTTCAATGGTTACATAATAATCTCTCGCTTCTTTTCCACGTTTCGAGTGAGATTCCATTGATAAGTGTTTTGCCAAGTCGGTTGTGAGCTTGTAATCTTTGCATTCATTACCGTTCAACATGATGTTGAACCCCCACCAATCCGTATTTTCTTCATAGAATTCATTATTTTCAATATTCTGCTTTGCCCATCTAGCAAAGGCTGATGGATGAAGTTCTAAAAACTCATACAGCTTTCTAGCAGTAGTCATGCCGTTCTCATCAATGCCTAATGCGATTTCAATCGGTGTTTGATTTGTTATGTTCATTACGTTATTCATGTGCGCCTCCTTATGCACTTAGTGCTATCTTTTTTTTAATGTCCTTTGGCTTAGCATCATTTCCAAGCTGCCAGAGTACTTTTTCTGTTTGAATTAAATTAGTAAGATTCAGAATTGCCATATCGTCGTAATCTTTACTATAATTTCTAACAGCATAAATCAGATCACGATACTGATCTCCCTTTAAGTCAAAAAGCACATCGCATACAGCATTAAAGAATTCTGTAAAATCTTCAACCTTGGACAGTCGATGAATAAAGAACTTCTCCAATTCTGTAGTAGTTCGTGTAACTTTCGCTTTTTTAGAATCTTTCCAATTTGCCAATTCCAGACTGTTGAATCCTTCTACTAGTGCGTTGAAATTCTTTTTCATAAATCCATCAGAACACGCAGCTCCTAACATCAGGCATCCCTCTCTTGTTAAAAAGAACGTGTTCGCACCATTATCTGTTGGTTTCCCTGGAATAACGAAGGAATCTGACATCGGTTGATTCTGATTAGCCTCTTTGATGAGTCGCTTAATCTTTTTATTTAACTTACCAACTGAAACTCCAAAGGCATTCGCTACATCAATATTACTTACCACATATCTTCCTTGTACCTTATAGCAAGGAAGATTCACTTTCTTTGTTTTTAATTCATCACTCATATCTTTTCCTCCTTAAAATAAACTTTCTTGTTCGAACGCCAACTGATCAAAGTTATCAGATAAATTTATACCGAACTGTATGGACACCTTCTTAAACTCAGTGGCAATTTCTTTTGGTGACTTCCCTAAGTCTTTCATAACAGTACGCTGTATCCTCTGGTAGCTGGCAAATGCTTCTAATGGAATATCTCTGAAATCAGAATCAGATAGACCAGCGATTTCATTTTCCATGCGATTAAATGCTGTAACATATTCAGCAGTGAACAGGACACCCTTTTCTCCAGTGAGCTTATTCCCTACCATTTCGCATCCTTCTTTTGTAAGTAAGTAGCACATCAATGTCCGTCCTGTACTATCTACATAATTGCTCTGAATAAAGAAATCTACTGAGCGCAATTTTGCGCCGAGTAATACAGCCTCATAATTTCGTATCTTTTTAAGTAAATCCTTGTGCTGCATCTTAATTCTTTCAGCAACTAGTCGTGAATCGATGACGTTCTTTCCGTCAATGTGTAGAATCTGTAATTCTTCTGCCATTTCTAGGCCTCCTTTCTATGAGTGATACTTTTGATAAACTGCTTTACTTACTGAAATGCCTAATCCGAATTTTTCATTGACAGACATAAGTTCAACAGTATCTTTTAAAATAGGTTCACGCTCAATTAACATCTGCGGGGACATTTCACCTTTTTTTATCATTTTTGTATAACCATGTTTAGTAGATATCGCTTTGTTTGCTATCGTGTTTGCTTTAATGAAGTGCTTTTGCTTAGGGCTCCCAATATTATGGTTTAATTTCTTCATCATTTCTTTTTGATGCTCCTTGTCCAGCATACGAAATACTTGGAATCCTTCAAGACCTGTAACCTTACGTAAATAACAGAATAATTCATAAGCCCAATGCCTGAACTTTTTTGCTTCTTTCTTACGTGATTGAAAAACTACATCATAGAAACCAAATTCACTTACTATAAGCATTTCTTGAACACCACCATTAGTTTCAAGGGTATACTTTGAAAGTAGGTCCTTTTCAAGTCTTTGTTTTAGTTCCAATGCATCGCAAACGTCTTTCAATACTGCCCACCATTCACCATCTTTCTCAACGAATCTAATCCGATAGCCATTCCATTCTTCAATTCTCATGTGCTCACCTCACTTCCTATCTGTAAAAGTCACTTATCTAGTGACTGAACTGACAAAAAAAATACTTGTAGGGTCTCTAATATCTAATATATCTATCATTTTTTCGATTTCATCACTACCAAACACCCCGGCCTTCATTTTTGCGTAAAATGTTTTTTCAGTGATACCGATACATTTTGCCACTTTGCGCTGTGAAAGACCTTTTTCAGCTATCCTACCTTTCAACTTCGCTGTATCAATCATTTCCTTACCTCCTGTCACTGATTAGGTGACTTCATAATATCACCCAGTAAGTGACATGTCAAGATTTTTTTGTTGCATATTGAGTGATTTGTGTTATACTTTAGCTAGGAGGTCAGAAAAATGAAAACCTTACTCAGCATGAATATTAAAAATCTTAGGAAAAAAAAGAATATGACTCTCGAAGAATTAGCTGAAAAAGTTGGAACTAGCAAGCAAACAATACAGAGATATGAAAGTGGAAAAATTTCTAACATACCTTCAGATAAAATAGAGTTACTTGCAAAATATCTTGATACCACCCCTGCAAAACTGATGGGATGGGAAATATCAAGGGGGAGCGAAAGCGAGATTATCACTACTTTCGCATTAAACTTGCAGTATTACATGGATCGTGATAATATATCAATCACTGAATTAGCTGAAAAAACTAATTTAGATTCTGCTAAAATTTATAGATGGATTCATGGGCAGGCATCCCCCATTATGGCTGATGTATATACTTTAAAAGACTATTTTCATATAAATGTCTCAGATTTGATAGAGCGAACAAAAAGAATGGGTGATCCTAATTATATAGGTAAAGATATTTCTGAAATCATAGATACGCTTATCAGAAATGATATAGTTCAGGAATTTGGACAATATGATTTAACTGAAATGTCAGAAGATGATATAAGCGAATTTAAAGAGCAGTTACT